AACCTAGATACCTGTAAGGTTGCATTGTTTGCTGCTGAAGAAGTGGGTACTGTCGGCTCATCTAAAGCTGACACCAAGTTCTTCAAAAATGTGGGCTATGTGCTACAAACAGATCGTGGAGGTAATAAAGATTTTGTAACTAAAATATCTGGTAAGTATTTATCAGGTAAAAAGTTTCAAAAGAAAATCTCAGGACTGTTAAAAACACACAACTTTGAACTCCAACCTAATGGTGGACTAACAGATGTCAAGGCTCTTAAGGGTCTTGATATAAATGTGTGTATGGCTAATATATCTTCAGGTTACTACAGACCACATACCGATGGTGAATATGTAGTAGTTAAAGATGCAGAGAATACATTAAAGCTAATGTATAATATTGCAAAGCTACTAGGTAATACATTGTGGTCACATAAAGCACCAGATTATTCTGTGTATACAGGTAGCAACTATTGGCCGAAATCTTGGGCTAAAGTAAAAACCAATAAATCTAAAGTAGATCATGTTGCACAATGGGAACAAGATGTAGAGCTAGATGACTGGAACAGGTCGTTTAATACACTACCTAAACGTAGCGGTGCATGTCCAACCTGTGACGAAGATTTACGTGTAATAAATAATACAAGTGTGTGCGTAAACCCTGATTGTAGCTCGTGTGACGTGCAATACACTATGGATTTTTGGGACGACTATGGATATAATGGTGGATCATTCTATGATGCCGAACAAATATTTCCAGTCACAGATAAAAACCTTAACCTGATTGGTTACTATAGTAAAGCTAAGGATAAGCTGTATTATAAACCAATAGAGGTTAGAACAACCGATCCGAACCAAACTAAAATACCGTTTTAATATGCGAACAAACGTAATTAAGTTTAAACAACAAGACGATAGTATAATACAAAAAATATTGAGAGATAAAAACTTACATAAGTGTCAATCAATATTGCCTTTAGTATCATTTGATGAAGAGTATGTTATACTTGAAGAAAAACTATTTGATGGCTTCAAGATTGCGCCCAAATGGGAACTAGAAAACAAGGCCTGGAAGCTAGATGAGATGTGGTATAATTGGTATATCAAATCTAATGATTCATGGCCAGCAGAATTGTTTGATAGAAGAACAATGAAACCTTATGACACTCCTTATGGTATGGTAGAGTTACACATGCCCTGGTCATTGTTTAGGGTTTCTAACCAACTAATAGAATTATTTCAAAACATACCTAGATGTAGTTTGCACGATTTTCTTGAGGACTACAGTAGAGGTAGTATGCACAGGTTTAGCTCTGTGTTTAATAGTGTGCCATCAGAGTGGCCTATATCTCTAGATGTAGCTGTAGATAATAAAACTAAAATTAGTTTTTTTACACCAAAGAAAATTACAGAGCTTCTAAAGTCTGATGCACTAGGTTACACTAATTATTTCAACAAAGACAGAACATTGTCTGACTGCATGGCTGATATAGAAATTAGACAAAAGAAAGCAACTATGACTACATTTCATAGGGCTATGGAAAAACTATGTGTTGATTCTTATAATAGACCGTGGAATTCAAGTGTAGAAAATCAGTTTTCAGATACACTTATGCTTAATGGTGTTGATGATTTAGATGTTAAACTTCAAATATATGATTCAAAACATATACCGTCGGCATATGATGGTAAATCATATTATAGAAATAGTGAAGGTTATACACCAGGCACCTTAGGTAGATCTTGTATGCGTAGTGAAGAAGATCAAAGAAAAGTTGCTTTTTATGCAAAGCTAGGTGATAATCTAAAAATACTTGTATTAGAACATAAAGACGGCTCGGTTGTAGGTAGAGCTCTAATATGGCAAAACTGTTATAATCGTAGACGTAAAGATTCTTTTCAAGTTATGGACAGGGTATATACTACAGAGAACAGATATGAAGTATTGTTCCATTACTATGCAAAAACCAATAACATTATTCGTAAAAAACTAAACTCTTACACGAATAATACATTAGTACAACCAAATGGTAAAGGCGGTGTAGGCGCTTGCCTCATCCAAATGCCTGATAAAATTAAAGATCAATTTAATTCAGATGGTGATAACCGATTATTGTGGCCTTGGCTTGATACGTTTAAATTTTACGATGAAAAAGCTAATGCCCTTGTAACCCACAAACAGCTTGGTGGTGAATATTTTATGCAGAATGTTTCTGGTAGATACTCTAGACTAGGGTCCAATGAGGACAGAAGTATAGAGCTTATATCCATCATGCAAGCTAAAAACCTAGAAGTATATCAATGATAGAAACAATTCTAATCTTAGGCACTATAATAGCATTAGGCTATATAGTTATCATATGGAAAGCAATTGGTGAAAAGAGATTTAGAAAATGGAATAACATGTTAGATATTATTCTTACATTAGCTGTCCCATTTTTCTTTATAGGTGGTGCAATGACGGGCACTGCGTCTGCATTTGCAGCTGGCCTCATCTTTTCAGTATTAACCGCAATAATATTTCAATATAGAAAATGAATGAATATGAAAACATAATCCTCGGATCAATAATCACAGACCCTAAACTATATTACCAACACAGTAATAAGTTTAATGACCTGATGTTTAACGAACCGTCTAACAGAATAATTTATAGAGCATATAAAAAGCTTATAAAAAAAGGTCAAGAACCAGATGTTATAAAACTAAGTAAAGAACTTGGCGATAAAACATCATATAACATACATGTTGCAGACTTGTGTCAACAGCCGTATGTGTTTGATAAACAGTTTGAGTCTATGTTAGAAGAATTAGTAAATATATCTAAGTCTAAGATGATATTCAAACATATTGAGAGTGTAAACAATATGTTGTCAAACAACGATGAGGTTAATGAGGTTATTGAATATATCAATAAGTTTAATAATAAAATTAACTTTAACGAAACCGATAAACAAAAAGAATTTCTAGGACAGCTTACAGACTTTCGTGATGAAATCGCAAAGCGTATGGCTACCGATGGTATTACTGGTATAACTACAGGGTACAAGAAACTAGATGATTTTACAAATGGATGGCAGACCACTGACTTGGTTATAGTTGGTGGTGCTTCATCTATGGGTAAAACTAGTTTTGCTGTATCTCTTGCATATAATGCGGTAATGTCAAGTGTGCCCACTGCTATATTCTCATACGAGATGTCTTCAGTACAAATCATACAACGTATTGTTAGTATTGAATCAGGTGTCCAACAGAAATGGATGAACCAAGGTGCGTTAGATAGTAAAGAAGTCAATAAGATAGATAAAGCTATTGGCATAATAGAAAATGCACCACTGATAATAGATGACTGCAACAACACATCTTTATCATACCTAATGGCTAAAATCAAACAGTATGTGCATAGTGAAAAAGTTCAAATGGTTATGGTTGACTACCTACAGCTTGTATCCGCAAGCACGGGTAAGTCTGGTAATCGTGAACAAGAAGTAGCTAAGGTTGCAAGAGGTTTGAAAAATCTAGCTAGAGAGTTAGGTATCTGCGTAATTGCTTTATCACAGCTCAGTAGAGGTGTAGGCATGCGCTCTAACTCTAAACCAACCTTATCTGACCTACGTGAATCAGGTGAAATAGAACAGGCTGCTGATGTAGTGGTTTTGTTATATAGACCTGAATACTATGGATTGTATGAAAACGAAGCAGGCGAATCAACTATGGGTCTAGCAGAAATTATATTTGCTAAAGGCCGTAACATTGGCGTGGGTCAAGTTAACCTTAAATTTATACCCGATCTAACAAAGTTTGAAGACTATGAAGAAAACTGATTGGATATATGTAATGATATTTCTGTTAATATCTATATACATAATATCTATATCTATTTCATTCGTAGCATCTATACTTGCACCTATAGCGTTAATAATCACAGCGTTATGGATTGGCAACAAGGTCTACGACTGGATCAAAAATGACAACAAATAGTTGTTAATAACCAATTAATATTTTATATTTGTAGATGCCAAAAAAAAAGTCAAAACTTGACAAAATCTACGAAGAAGTTGCCTACAATACAAATGAAAAACCTACACTAGTTAAAGGTGTTATTAAGGATGCGTTTGTTGAAATAGGTTTATTTCTACTAACCAAGAATGCTCCTGTTATGATCAGGAGATTTGTAAAAATTGTAAAAGCAATTCGCACAACAAAACAAATTACCAAAAATTACAAAGATTATGAAACAAGAAAAAATTAATTTCAAAGACCTAAGTAAACACCTACCTTTTAAATGGAGGGTACAATCAGCAAGATATGGCAAAGCAAGTTGCGTAGCATATATAGATGCGCGTGATGCACAGGATTTACTTGACGATGTAGTTGGACCAGGTAACTGGGCTACTGAATACTATGAAGCTAGCGGACTACTAATGTGTAAAGTCGGTATACTTGTTGACGGACATTGGGTATGGAAGTCAGACACTGGTTCTGAATCTAATGTAGAGAAAGACAAAGGACATGCGTCTGATGCATTCAAGCGCGCCTGTGTAGCTTGGGGTATAGGTAGGTTCCTGTATCGTCTTAAAATACAACAAATACCAACCAAAGAGTATAAGAATAAAGAATATCCTTATGCTGCCGAAAAAGATAAAATTATTTTTGATGGCGAAACCTTAACCAAATATATAAATTGGAGAATAGAAAATGGAAAATAATAGACATTTGCTAGATTTAGTAGCAGTAGAATCAACGTATGCGTTTACTAATAACGATTATACTGACAAATTAACCAATGAGATTATGGATTATTTAAGAAATAAATTAAATATTAATCCTAACTCAGACAGAGATGATATAATATATAGCCAAATATGGATGACTATATCACTACACAACAACAAAATTAGAACAAACTTAAATAAATAATTTAATCATGACTTGGAATTTAAACAACACAACAGACACACAACCAAACAACTTTAAAAAAGACTATAAAAAAATAGAATATCTTAAACAGCCTGGCGCTTACAAAGTAACTATCAATAGTCAAACTGATCAAGATGACAGAGAGGACTATAATGGCTCTCCATATATAGAGTTTAGCCTGTATACAATAGACGGCAAAAAAACTAGAGCTAGATTCTGGGCACCTAGAGAAGGTGACAGTGAAAAAGCTAGTGAGTTTAAAAGTAAACTATTAAAAGAGTTTATGTTAAGTGCAGGTGTTAAATCATTTGACAACATGGATGAAGCTCTAAAAGAGTGTATAGGTAAAACTATTAATGTATGTATGACAACTCGTGAATACATAACAACTGATAGAGATACAGGCGAACCTATTGTTAGAACAGCTCTTGACTATAAGTTTAGTAAAAAAGCAGGAGAAAACATTAAGTATGATGCAAAGTATAACAAAACACTTACGCCTGAACAAAGGCAAACGTTTAACACTTTGCTAGATGAATACACTGGTTCTCCAGCTGTATCAAACCAATCAGATGATGACGATAATTTACCTTTTTAAAAAATCGTATATTTGATGCATGAAAATTTTTATACCAGGTAATGTTCCTAGTTCTAAAAACTCAAAACGTTGGACGGGTAAAATGTTAATTAACTCTAAAACTGTTATGAAATATATCAAAGAAACTAAGGGGTATTACCTGCAGTATAAAAAAGATTTTCAACAATTAACCGAAAACAAAGAATACCCTGTGACAGTATCTTTTCAATTTATAAG